TGTCCAGCGTCCCCACCCCAAGCGTCCCAAGCGACTCGTCCCGCCGAAGGATAACCGTCCTCACCAAAATTAAAACCTGTCGCACCTTTTACAGACTCCTCCTGCCTAGCAAAAAAACTAATCATACGATTAACAACATCGCCAGACACTTCACGACCCGACGCAAGTTGCACTGCCCTAGCACGACCAACCGCAGTAAAACCACTACCAGCCTTACCCTCAGCAATCCAAGCGAGAGCACGTTTAGCGGCAACCGCTACACCCTCAGGCGGGTTATACATACCGGCCTCAACCGCACGCTTAAACTCACCACCAACAGGAATACCCTCAGCCAAACTAACCGCAACCATCTGGCCAATAGCCTGTTTCTTACTCTTATGCTTACCTAAAACAGTGCCATCATCTTTAACAGTATTCCAACCGTCGGCAACCTGCTCAATAAAATAAGGCATTACTCGCCTGTCTCATAACTGCCCTCAGGGACAGTAGTAGGATTTTGCAACTGCACACTAGGCAAACCAGTGTGACTAATCTTAGGCAAATTAAGCACAGTCAAAACGTCCTCAGGCACAAAGCCCAGACCAATAAGTTTCTGAGCCATGTCCACCTTAGTCTCGTCCTCAGTAAGACCCGCAGCCGTAATGTTCACGTTAGTCAAAGGCACACGCACAACATCGCCACCATCAATCGGACGCATGTTTTCTTTACGTCTAACCTCATTAGTTGAAAGCACACCATTTTGTAGCAACTTACTGTAACCCTCAATACGTGTAGCATAATCTCCACGCAATAGGTCGTCAGTGTTAAACGCTAAAAACGCATTATCTGGTAGCAACGTGCTAAAAGCGTCCTCAAGTTTCGCCAAATATGGACGCAGCGTATGCGTAACAAAGGCTATCTGCTTTTGTTCAATAGACGAATAACTTTGCCCACCATTATTTAAACCAATCATGTCCGTAGGCACACGATACGCTCTAGCCACGTCCTCAACTGCAAGCCTGCGAGAGTCCAACATTTGTGCTTGGTCATTAGCAATAGTAGTCGGCTTGAAAACTGCACCACCCGACAAAATACCTGTCTTATGAGCCTTACGGAAACCCTTGTGTTGACGGTCAAAACTACGAGCAAGATTTTCTGCCTGCTCTGCGGTCAAAGCACCCGGATACTCAATAACACCCTGCGTCAAAGTTCCCTGCCCAAAAAAACGTGCCGCAAAACCCTCAAGGCTAATCGCCAACCCAATGTTTTCTTTAAGAGTATCAATCGGAGATTTACCACGCAGTTCACCCGGCAACAAAATGCTTCCAGCGATATGCAACATGTCGTCAACAGTAAGAGTCTTACCCTCCTCACCTGTATAGGTAAAAAGTTTTTGACCCATAGCGTTACGTGTAACAGTTACAGACAAAGGATTAAGCACCATCATGCTCAAAATTTCGCCCTTACCATTTTTAAACAAACGGATAAAAGCGTTACCATCAAGCAAAAGGCTAGTCATAGTTTGCTGCCAAAACGCTACGCTCGGTATCATTGCGTCAGGCTTACCAACCCAAACAGGTCTCGGACGATAAGGATACGCAATACCATCACGTCTAACGTAAGTATCAACAGGCAAAGCCGAGATAGTATCGCTAATCAAAGATACACAAGCCCAAACAGAGTTAACAGTTAGAGCAGTGTTGTAATCAACATAGGCAGACGACTGCGTTTCATACGAGGTTATGTCCCCTGCACCCCAAATGCTTTGAAAACTTATGCCCCTAGACTCACTGCCACGCAAATTACCTAGCATTACTTACCGCTTCTCTCTAAAGCCAAACCAAATAACAAAATCCCCAACCCAGCAACAACCACACCGGCGGGAATAAAAATTAAACCAACACCAACAGATATAACTGTTATGCCTAATGCTTGCAAAAACGTAGTTAGCAAACTAATCCTTAAAATACATAAAACTCAGGGACGATATCACTTTCTAGTTTACTAGTCGCTCGGTCATAAGCAATAACAAAAGCAACCGCTGCGTCAATACGCCTATTACTAGCCCTAGACTCTTTAACAATTCTCGCACCCATGTTATCCACCTTCAAAACACAATTATCTATATGTCTTGCAAGTAGCGGGTCACCATTATGAGTCAATTTAGCCTCAGTAACAGAGTCAAACACTTTTTGCGTAGCCGGTATCATTCTGCGGGGTGACGTGGACGGCCACTCAACCACCGGCAAACCCATGTCTTGCAACACCGCCATACTTCTCTGCCAACGGAAAGGGTCAAACGCAATCTCTTTTACGTTCCTAAAAGACTGGCAAAAATCAATAATCGTCTGCTCAACCTCCAACGTATCAACACGCCAATCATCTAAGTCGTCTGGTTGCTTCTCCCAAGCCTTAACCAAAAACACATGCGGTTTATCCTCCGCAGACTTAGGAACAGTAACAGCGACAATAGCCGTAGTATCACCATTAAAAGAGCCGTCCACACCTAACACAACATCAACGTCACCACCAACAGTCACGTCAGACTGCAACGTATCCCACACACCCGCAGGCAACCAAGCATTTTTAGAACTTACCCATTGATTACAACGCTTAGTCCTAAACTCTGGCTCAGGTGTTCGCTTCACCATAGACTCAAAATCGGCCGCACTATTTAAATCGCCATAACCCGGATTAGCAGCAATCCAAGTTGACTCAAGACGATGGTCACTATCTGCGGGACTCTCCCACCACGCCATGTAAAAACTAGGGTCATCAATTTCACCCCTCGCAACCTTCTGCCCATATTGATACAACTGGTAGGCAGTGCTATCCTGACCAGAAGCGTCAGACTTAACACCACAAGTAGTAGTAGCCAACATCATAGGTTGTCTACGAGAAGCCATTGCTAACTGCATTACGTCCCACATTTTGCGGTCACCTAACGCATGTATCTCATCAAAGATTACGGCACTAGGGTTAAGACCCTCTTTAGAGTAAGCCTCCGCAGACAACACACGCCAAATACTTCCAGTAGACGGCACCTCAATAACATCACGATAAATGTTGCACATCGCAGCCAACTCAGGCTCACGCTCAATAATCTTACGAGCATCACCAAAGGTAATACGTGCTTGCTCTTTTTCAGCGGCACAACTATAAACCTCACCACCCTCATCACCATTAATCAAGAACCAGAGTCCCATGCCGGTGACTAGTGCCGACTTTCCGTTTTTACGTGCCATTCCCCAAACGCACGTCCTTCGCTTAAACAAACCATTTTCGTCTAACGCTAAAGTTTCCTCTAACAACTGCTCTTGCCAATCACGCAACACAATCTGCTCACCCGCACTACCAGCAATAGAGTCTTTAGTTAAAGTCACAAACGTATTAATAAAATCAACGGCGTCGGCACCCTTAGAACCAAACTCCAAAGTAGAAGGTGTGACCAAAGCCGGAGGCCAACTACTACCCATTACGCTCTGCCTGCCTACGCTTCAACGCTTCCATCTTGCTAATCGCCTTAACCTCAGCCACACCCAACCGAGACCTATCCGCAGGGGTAAAACCAAGCAAACTCAAATTACTAATAATGCGACTATCAATCTCACGCAACGCACGACGCTCACGCCAATCCCCAAACTCCATAACCCTATCCCTCAAGTCCGCACGCTCATCAACAAGTTCACAAGTCATAAGCAACAACTCTGCGTCAGTGTTAGGACTAACCCAACTTAAACCCGCACCCCAAACCTTATCCCAAAACTCACGACCAGAATTTAACAAAGGTCTCGCAGGCTCAGGCACACTAACCGCAGCCGGCAAATACTGCACCATCTCACCATCTGGTAACGGACGCTTACCCGGATTACCTAACTTACGTTTAACCTCAGTCGGTTTAGTCGGTCTACCCGCAGGCATTATGCAAACAATTCTTTATTAATCATCATCAAACTCTGCCTCAAAATTTACAAGCACAAACGTGCAAAAACTACACGCCTCAAGCCTAACCCAAGCCTTCACCGAAAACCAATAATATTGCGACCATGTGCGGAACAG